CATGTGAAATTTGTCTGAAACGTGTAGGTTGATGCAATAGGGATTGTTTCGCACGTGGCAGGGGCAATAGTCACCACATGCCCAATGGGGGCGATTCCAACACCTTGCCCACTATTTTGGATGGGGTCAATGGCGTTTTGAACATTTGTCACAATGCTGGCGGTTGGCACGTCAAAGCTTGAATTGGTCAGCACGATTTTGACGGTACCGCCCCCATTCCACGCGGGGTAAACCTTGACGCCGCCAACGCCTGTTAAGGTTTTGACCTTCTTTTTGTAGTCAGCAAGGTTACCGCCGAACGCCTGAGATATAAAACTATCGAAATAGCGCGCGCGAAACACTTCGGTGTCCTCCTCATCCTGCCCCAAAACCAAAACCTCAGAAAGTTTGGCGGTCGTAAGCCCGTCGATGTAATCGATGGGAATAAGGGTGCCGAGGTTTGTGTTAGCCGCGCTGCCGGCAGTTTCGCACGTCAGTTTAAAAATGCCGTCCGAAATTTTTTCGGTAACGGCGTAATTTAAAGTATCGAGCGAAAACCGTGACCCGATAGGTACGTCAATGTTAAATGTACCTTTCAAGACGGCAAAGGAGGTGCTTTCGGGGATAAGTCCTCTCTCGGCGGCGCGTTTTATTAGGTACTCCCTAGATGCCGTGTCAGCGAACGTCTCGGCTAATACAACGTCTAGTTGAATATACATTTCCTGCATCTCTATCGCGGCAGGTGCGAGCGCATCGTAAATGATAGAACCTTCCCGCTTGTCAAACGAATCGGACACACGGCTAAGCATTCTATCTAAAATATCTTCATAGGTAATATCTTCGTACATTAAATCTCCACCACACTTTCTGCTGATATATCTCCAAAACTCGAATGTACCGTAAATGATACATGAACGCTTCTTTTCTCTTTTTCGAAGCTAAAATCGTCCACACTCAAGATGCGGTCGTCTTGCATGAGCGCGTCTGTGATACGCCGTTTAATCTCGCTAAGCGCATAATAGATCGGCTTTCCCACGAGATTTTTAAGCTCGACGCCGTAATTCCATGAATAGATTGGATATGCATATCGTTCGGTGCTTAAAATGAGATACACCGCTTGTGTTACCGCATCAAGCCCATCGGTTGTACTAATCAAACGATTTTGGTCAATTCGAAAGGCAAACGTTTTGGAAGGTTGGCTTACCGTTTTAAAAGAAACAATGTCACTGCTACCATTCGGAATCATGTCATCACCGCCTTATCTAAAATCAAAAATTTCTGTCCGCCCTGCATCCGCATAAGGATAACACCATCGCCCACCGATAGAGCGTTGTGGACGGTTACTGTCGTGTCACCGCTAACCGCATGGCTGTGGATGGGGTCGCCTCCCTCCTGGGATGTCATGCTGACGGTCACTTTGGTTTGGTAGTCGCACACAGTGTGTGTCAAAATTAAGAAAGACTCGTCCAAAACGAGTCTCTGGTCGATCGTCACAATAAGCGGCGCAACGCTTGTCACTTTCCCGAATAGAAAAGCGGTCGGTTTCTGCGCATCAACCGCATCAACCGCCGCTTTCTTGATAATGTCAATTAAATTGGAACCTGTCATGAACCAAACTCACCTCCCGTCAGCGTCAAATCCATGGTATAGTCGTCGTTTGAATACTTGTGCTTCGCGCTACCCACCATCATGTATTCACTCAAAATAATGTCGCCCAAATTAAGCTGTACCCAAATAGACGACCCAGCTCGAACACGCACGTCGCCAAACACTCCCTTTGCGGTTAACCGACGTGTTTTGGCGTTATAGAGTTTTAGGAGCGTGTCAGCCTTGACCTTGCCATTTTCGTTTTCTTGTAAATTGTCGCAGTTTTGCAAAACGCCCCAACGACCAATGTTATCACTGTCTTGGGCGATATACACCTCACGCTCACCTGTCTTATCGTTGTCGTAAACGAGCTTGATTTTGTCATATGTGCAATCATCGATGGACGATGTGTAATCAAAATTTTGCGCATTTTGATTATTAAGGAGAAAATCTAGTTTCATGTCAGGCGCACTCTTTAGTGACAGAGTGCCGTAATCGTCATAAAGGATATACAGGATGCCCTTGTTTGTGAGCGTGTCATCCAGCGCATTTTGCACCGTATCAAACAGCGTAGAATTATCTTCTACCCTCTGGGGAATGACGTAGCCCGTGTCCGCGAGAGAGCCTGCTTTCAAGTTGAAATCGCCCGCAATCATTGCAATTAACTCGGATGCTTTTTTATTTTTGTAAATATAGGCGTCCTTATTTTTAAAATACCGCAGCTGATCGTATGCCACCACTTCGATGTGATGGTCTCTGTCGCGCGTTTTTTCAAACACGAATCCATAAAAGATGTTCTCGCCGGCAATTTTCAGCATAACAGTGTCGCCCTCTAAGAAAGATATTTCGTCATCTTTCACGACGGTGAAGGTAAGTTTCCCCGGCGCGCCGCGCCGTTCGGTTTCCCACACGACGTCGTCTAACACGAGCGGCGAGTAGATTTTGTGGTCGCTCACGATAAAAACTTCTACCGAGCGAGAACTGTTCGTCGCGGCATTGTAGGTGACGCGGCTGCTACCACCGGAACCGGTGATGCTTTTTACCACTACGTCGGTAATTGGTTTGGATTTTTCGGTTGCTTCGCTAACCGTAGTGGTTTGCCCCGCTCCATTGTAGCGGATAACGGCGCAAATCTCGTCACTGTGCAGCGTAATTCTAGATTGGCAAACGCCGGACGACGGGTTTAGCGCATGAATGAGTTTGCCCGTGTTATTCACGATAGAAACGTGCGTAATTTTATTGGCGCGGTCGGTCGCTGTCGTGTTATAGAAAACGAGGTCACCTGCTTGCGCGCCGATTGTGGTGAGTGTATCAGTTGGGCTAGGCAAATTCTTTCCAATTTTCGTGTAGGACGTGGGATAAAGGAGCGTAAAATTCTTAGCATACACCTCTTCGCTCGAAACGTTCACAACAGCGCCAGTATCCATGTGTGTGAGCGTAATGCCGGCACTTTCGAATGCTCGATACACGAAACTTGAGCAATCGAATGTATTAGCGCCGAACCTGTTTGCCTGGCTATATTTGTCGCCAATATGTGAATTGGCGAACGAGAGAACGCTATCGATGACACTACTCAAAGTAAATCACCTGCCCGGGAATGATAAGTCCTGGATTTGCGAGGTTGTTAAGCTTGGCGATTTTGGGGTAAAGTGCACCATCCCCTAAAAACTTTTTGCAAATAGACCATAAGGAGTCGCCTTTTTTCACGGTGTAGAATTTAGGAGTCATCACGGTAGATATGCGCGTCATTGTCCCAATAACGGTGGCTGAACTTTTCGTAGCATTATTTGTCACCACTTTGAGGCTCTGGGTATTATATTGCTTGTACTGTTTTAGCTTCACGGAAACGAGCAGATCAAAGCCCTCATTAGCGTCCTCAACGATAGAGTATTCCTCTAACGATACGAGCATATCGAGTGCGTCTTTTGCCCGAAAGAGGCGCAAATCATTTTGAGGGTTTGTTCGAATGACTTTAAACGAGAAGGGTTTTATAGACATTTTTAAAGTCTCGAACACATCCAAATAGAAGGCTGCTGCTTCAGGCACAAATGCACCCGTATCGTAGGAATTTGGTGAAAGTGTCGAAGGCAAATTCGCAAATGGATGTTTCATCTGTGGAATCATAGCCTCAAATTCAATTTCGGTAAGCCCTGGAGCTTTTAAAATGTTGACCTCATCGTAATTAATGAGGGATATGGTCTGATTCTGGTTGTTAATCTTGGTAGTTAATTTCGATGGCGTAACAGGAAGTTCGACATCGTCCACATAGAATAGATAAGCCATTATATGTGAACCCCCTCTCCTACGGCATTCATAGATTTATAGAGGGCGTTTTCTAAGTAGCCAACGACCCCATCTAAATCCATGCTAGAGTTAACTTTCATGTCATTATTCATGCTAACGTTAATGTTCGTGGTAGCCGAACGGCTCCCCGCATTCGCCACAGATGCGCGCAAATCGCTAATCCCTAGCTCACTCAAATTCATG